GGATATCTTCTATCTCATAAATAGTAGTATTAACAACTGGCGAACTAACATCAGTTGTCTGTATTCTCACTTTCGCCATTATCTCTTGCATAATTACCTCTCTTTAAAATTTTAGTTATAGTACTCTCCGTAAACCATCTAAAACCATTATTAGATGCCCACTCCCCATGAGTACGCTTAGTTCCATCTTTTCTAACTTTTGCCCTTGGCATAGGCGTTTTGTAGTTATAAAATAGGAAAACTAATTCAGTACCAAATGGTAGAGCATTCCTTATATAGAGATACTTACGAGCTTCAGCAGAGTCTACAAATCTACCTTTAGCCTCAACCAGAGTCTCACCTATCTTAAAATCGGGGTGATAATGATGATCAATAGTATATGGTATCTTCTCAGGATGGTACTCACAAGACGATAGTATACCGTCCCTTAGCTCACCTTCCCATTTAGAATCTGCTTTTCTTACTTTACCTTTCCAACTATTATTAGGTTTATATCCCATAGTTTACTCTTCCTCTTTATAGTAGTCGTCATCTATTTCCAGCATCCCTAGATGTTGCGACACCATACTTACTAAAGAAGAGTAACACCACTCACAAAAAGTAACAGGGCATATTCCAAAATATCCTTGAACTCCACCTGCTTCTTCATCGTATTCACTACCACATATTGAACACTCATCTTTTGGCATAAAAGCCTCTTCTATATCACTTTTTGATAAACTAGACATAAACCTCCTATTTATTCCAATCACTTTTCCAAAGTGGTCTTGGTTTCTTTTTATTTAATTTCCTGTAAAGTTCGGCAGTCCTATCTTTCTTGATAAGACCACCGAGTTCTTTTTTTCAGGAGCCTTACGCCCCACCACCAATCCATCCAAAGATTAATGCCACTACGACAATACCCAAAAAGATAGTTAATGATTTGTTTTCTAACACTTTTTTTGCTAGGTCTGTTAATTGATCCATGTATATATCTCCTACTTAGATAGTTCGTTTGTTATATCTTTATCTAGTAGTTTCCAGATAATACCTGCTGCAATTATTCCTGCTAACCCAGCGTTACCTAAAGTCCAAACTATATCCAGTATAGAACCGATGACATCCCCAGTTAGGAATGCTACCTGACTACCAAATATAACTTGTAATACAATTGATAAACTGATTAACTTAATGCCAACATCTATCGCAGCATCAGCACCGTTCTTTATTTTTTCTAACATTGTTACTCCTTTATTATTAAACATCACTATGCTTCTTTGCATAATACATGAGACCTGATATTTTCTCAGGACTCTCCATGAGAAGTCCAAGTGCAGTATTACAGTGGTGGCACAATAGACCCCTGACCTTACCAGTTTCATGACAATGGTCAACATACAACTTATGATCATCATCTAACCCATACTGGCAACTCTCATTGGCACAAGTACCTCCTTGCTTCTCACTAATCCTTTCCTTATCTTTAACAGAAAGGTTATACCTCCATCTATCCATATAGCCGGGATTAGATATTTTCCAAGTCTTGTTTAAATTACTTCTACAAGGCTTACAAATCCTGTTAGGACTTTCTATCTGACCCTTGCTAAAATGGGAAGAGTCTTTCAATTCCCCACATCTTCTACATTCTATATCATTAGAATTCTCCAACTTTCCACCCCACACACATCTCCGAATCTGCTGGTCCACAAGATAGTTGTTCACTTCTCAACTGTTCCATCTTGGCTGCTATTGGAAATTCACTACAACCTGTAAGTAATGTTACTATAAATTGTAGTACAATTATTAATGCTACTGTTTTCATTCTATCTCCCTGTCTTCTTCAGTTAAATCTACCATTTCACAAATATTACCAGTACAAGCTAATGTTTTCATACTTTTTGTAGTGTCTGTAAGTTCGTATTCTTCAATTCTACCCCAGTTAACAGACTTAGGCATAATAGCAAGAGCCTCAAGATAATCCCCCTCCGTACAGTCCTCATAGGGGGCTTGTTGATAACTGTGGTCTGAGTGTGGTAGAAAGCTAACACCACTAACCTCATCAAAATGTTTGTACACCCAAGCCCCAACTTCCATCCACTCATGTTCTTTGACATTCACTGTTATGCTTGGTTTGTGTTCACAATAATATCTTTGATAGGTAAGCCATAGTTCTAATTGCTCTATTGCTGTCTTATCATTTCTTAAGATTGCACCCTCTGGTGCCTTCATAGGAAATGTGAATACCTCAACACTCTCTGGTTTCATAACATCAGGCTCACTAGGTACACCCTCGTCTTTCATCAGCTGTGCTATAGGGTCTTTAATATCTGCCCTAACTCTTCTTAAATAATAATCATTGTGTCTTGGATGAATACCTGACGCTGAGTTTACCAGTTGGGATACAGTACCACTAGGTTTAATAGCAGTGATAGATGTAGACGAATTGATTCCTAATTTCTCTGACCATTCCTTATTAACCTTAATTGTTTCTTTCTTTAATTTAATAAGAAAATCTGGTAGGCTTATACCACCGTGCCACTCTGACATAATTTTTGTAGTACTGCCATTCATAAATTCATTGTCCATAATACCAGTAAGTGATACACCTAAGAGTGCTTCCTCTTCTGTATTGATAGTCCATTTCTTTCTGAGTCTCCTAAGATTTGTCAAGGATGCTTGGAATGTACCAAGTATAGTAGCTAATCTTACTTTCCTTAATATGTCCTTATGTGTGTCAGTATCTCTAATGACAACTTCAGTAAGATTACAGAATTGTCCATCTCGAAGTATAATCTCTGAACATGGGTTGCATCCAAACTGATGATTCGGATCTCTTCTTTCAGACTTCTCTACTTGTCTAATGGCGGCTTCTCTATTGAAGATACCACGCTCACCAGACTTTGACTCGTATAGTGATAGCCACTCCTTTATAAAGATACCCATATCAGGTTTCTCTGTATAGCATACACTGTTGTTCGCTAGTGCCATCTCTGGTGTATCTATCCACCACTGTCCAGTCTTAGCATTACGCATACGCTCATCTGTTAGATTAGATAGACTAATAAGGGCTGAACGCCTAACACCACCGACCACAACTATTTCTGCGACCTTTGCCATAAGCCTATGACATTCATAAGATGTTAATTTACGACCCACTGCATCCTTAAACATTTGTACAGTGAACATAAATAAATCAATAAGTGGTTCAGGACCACTGGCTCTACCTCCGAATGTACTAAGTCTAGCACCTTTAGCCCTGACCTTTGATGTATTCCACAATGGTGCTTCACCGTTGTATAGGAATAAAATTAATTTTCTAAATGCAGATTGCCAACCCTCCTTAGAATCTGTCACCACTATCGTATCTTCTACATTAAATATCTCTTCTGGAACTTCTGGAAGTTTCTGTATGTGCTGTCTCTCAACACTGAATCCTACACCAGTCCCGTGCATTAGTATATATAGACATTCATCAAAAGCTTTTGGATGGTCTACACTAAGATAGGCACAGTTATATCCTGCTATATTATTATCTTTAAGAGCTTTACCTGCTGTCATCAACGCCCTCATACTTGGCATAACTTCAAGATTCAAAACCGCTTCTTCCAGTATCTTCCTAGTCTTAGGAACTAATGTTGCATTAGTATTTTCCTTTAGGTGTTCTTCCATAAAGTCAAAGTATCGAGCAACAGTTTCTTCCCAAGTTTCTCTTCTCTTCTCTTCTGGTAACCACCTAGCATACCTACTAAGGGCTATAAAATTCTGGTAATCATTCGGTAATGTCTTCAATATAATCTCCTCTCTTTTTTTGTTCTTTCTTTTTGTTGAGTATAACTTTAGTATGCCATATCCTGTCATATCTTAATGCATACTTAAGTTTGTTTATTATGGGATGTTTCTTAGTCTTCTTCATTCATCTCTGAAAGAAGACCTAACTCCTGAAGACGATTAAAATATCTCTTGTGGACATCTGAATACATTCTAAAACCTTCGTAGTATTCAGAGTCCTCTTCAATTAAACTGTGGAACTTTGTTAACGCCTCAGCTAACTGCATAACATCATTCCCTTTCTTATTTTCCTCTGCTAAACAATCCTGTATACAAGACTTTAAAAGTCTATTTTCAGTGTTTAACAACTGATAGTTAGTGGATGTCATACCAAGTTTCTCCTATTTTTGAATTACCATTCATTGTACATTTAAAGCCAAGTCTCTCACCTGCAATTGTCGCAGACTTCTCTAGTATCTTAGCAAGTTTATTTGAATCCTCTTTACTACATTCAAAGTTCTGCTCATCGTGCATAATGGCTAATAGTTTACAATCTATATTATTTTTCCTAATAAGACCATCGGATACAATAGCCCACTCTTTCGCTAAAATTGCCTCATTACCCTGTAATAGATAATTAAGTAACTTGTGCTCAGAGTCTACTTGAATCCTTCTTCCGTCTTGAGCAATTATAAATTTATTGCCAGACCTAGTGAATTCAGATATTAATCTATTCTGAAGTTCTCTTAAAAGAGGGAATCTTTTTAAAAACTTAGCCTTAAGAACAGCCCCTTCTTTTGATTTACCTCCAATGATAGACCCAAGTTTAGTTGCACTTGCTCCAAATAAGAATCCATATATAAAAGTTTTAGCCTGACTTCTGTTTTTTAATCCAACAGCTTTTTGATTTATAGTGTGTACATCAGTACCGTCCTCTTCTCTACCAGTAGTAACGATGTCAACATAATCAGGGTCTTCCATAGCAGATGCCAATAGTCTCAACTGGGCTGACGCTAAGTCACAACCTACTAGTACTTTACCCCTAGGTGCTATAAAGAGACTTCTCATCTCTTTACCAAACACGGCTTTTGCACCGGGAACATTAACTAAATTTCTGTGAGACATTCTTCCAGTAGCAGTCCCTAAAGTAAAAGGGACACACTCTAATCTGTTATCGTCTCTACAAACACCCAGCCAACCTCTAGCTTTATTTTTCTGATTCTGTAGTGTGTTTCTTCTATGTTGATATATAGCATGAAGTGCTATGTCTTGACCGAGATCGCCTTTAATGGATGCATATGAGTCTTCTGTTAATTTAGCAGAAGTTCTAACTAAGCTTCCATCTTCAGTCCTCTTGGTGTTCCATTCAGTTGGTTTCCAACCATTCTTAAACAAAAGTTTCTTAACCTCTGCAGTCTGAGTTAGCTTTGCAGGAGTAATATCAACTCTACAGTATGGTCCATTTATGACCAAACCTTTCTTATTATTTATCAAGTCTATGCATTCATAACCATCAAACCAATTCTTTATGTGTTGGTGTAGTTCCCCTTTCTTAGTCCATTTAGGGACTATTGGTTTTCTTAACTGCTTACCACCAACTAAGTCCTTTTCATAATTTACATTCTTGGTTTTCATTATCTCGTTACACTCTTCATTAGTAACCCAGAAATCAGGACATTTTAAAATAGGTGGCATTAGAGGTTCAATCTTATCTTTAAGTTTGTCAATCTCTTTAGTCAAGAATGATAAATGCTTATCAGCGAGACCCTTGTCTACTAGCCATCCGTTTTTAACCTGTCTTGCACTTATCTTAGCTATTCTGAATTCACGATTAAGAACCTCTTTAGGAATACCAGACTCCTTGAATTCTTTAAGAAGAGCATGAAAAACCCTAACATTAATTAGGACATCCTGCTCACATCTTCCTAGCATAGAAGATTCAAATTGTAACCATTGGTTTTGTGAAGGTTTTAAAACACCAAAGTGTTCACCCCACATTTCTAAACCGTGTCTACCTTTGTATCTACCTAGACATCTATTGAAATTTAATAATTGACTCATTAGGAAAGTATCAACAAATCTTGCATCAGTTTTAAAATTAAAGAGTTTTTCTAAAAGTGGTATATCATACATAATGATATTGTGACCTATTAACTCGTCAGCCTTAGCTATATATTTAAGACCTTCAGAAATAGGGGGACAGTTAGAATCATTATCTGAAAAAGTAACTGAAGTTTTATTCATTATATCGTAAGTAGAAATACACCATGCTTTTGTAGCCTCATTGACAAAACCGTTAGATTCTACATCAAAAACTATTTTTTTCATAATCTACTCCTATTCAAACTCCGAAGGAGTGCTATATAGGCGACCTGTTATATTATCATATCTGGCATTTCCTGCAGGTCCAGTATGTCCTGTAAACCTGTTTTTTAATACTGATATGCTAACTCTTTGCCTCTCAGCCTCGTCCTCCGAGTACTTATTCCTAGAGAATCCAATAATTTGAAAAGCTATCTGCTTTAAACTTCCAGACCCTTTTAGGGAATCCTCTGTTATAGGGGCACCCTCTTCAAAAGTTCTACCTCCACTTGTTTTTCTCAAATGAGAGACCACTCCAATCCATACATTATGCTTTTTACATAACTTCAAGAGATCCGACATTGCCTTATCCATAGCTTCATTTACATTACCATCAACCTCACTAACTGCTATAGTTATGTGGTCTAGGAATATAAACTTACAGCCAGATGCAGCCATAAATTCTATCTTATCCATAAGGGTAGAATCACTTACTGACCCCTGATGGTCTAATAATAAAAGACGACCTGTACCTGCTACCTCTTCCCAAGCATTTAAGCCTTCTTCCCCTGTACGGTCAAATACGACATCTGGGAGGTTTATTCTCTTATCCAAGTGTACCCCTACTATGCCATCTAAAGTCTCTCGTATGGACTCCTCAAGGGACACTACGCCAATTTGGTAGTCAGTGGTCATTATTAAATGGTAAATATCCTCTTTAACAAAAGTAGATTTACCAGACCCAGTACCTGCTGTGAAAATAGTAAGTTCACCAGTTCTTCTGCCATATGTCATTTTATTTACATTAGCAAAACAATCAGGATATGGGACAGAGTCCTCTCTTCTATCTTCATTAAATAGGTCCCAAGTATCTGCAGAATTAACAATACCTGCAGGGGAATACATCTCTGCATTCCATATTGATTTCTCTAATTCATAGGTCTTACCTGCAACTAGATAATCAGAAGGGTCTTTGCCGTATCTTCCTAAAATTCCAATCTTGGCTTTACCTGTTCTGACCAACCTAGCACAAGCTTTTGCACCATCTTGTCCTGCTTCATCATGGTCGAATAGAAATACAACCTCATCAAAAGAATTTAGGTAATCTAGATTTGAGACAACCTGTTTATATGCCCCTTGGGCTCCATTGATAATTGAAACAACCGCCCACTCTTGTTCCTTGTCTTTCCAAACCTGTTGAATAGACATTGCATCTATAGCACCCTCTGTAACAACAATCCTTTTACAAGAACCGGGGGCGAACTTAGACTGTCCAAAGAATTCGTCTTTATTCTTGACAGACCCAATAGCAAGAAACTTTTTATCTACGAGATCTCTTCTCTCGTAACCAACTATCTTACCTTTATTGGTTATAGGGTAATAGTGATACTTAATAGTCTTACCATCATCCTCTGAGTAACCGACCCTTACATCGTAAAGTTCAGCTATCTCTTTTTTAATCTTTCGTTCACGAAACCCTCTAATTGGGTAACCTTTTATATCATCTATAGTCTCAACAGATGTTTTAAATTCTTTAGGGGTAGACTTTTCATCTTCCACCTTATCAAATAAATCTTTGTATATCCCTGTATCTTCACATCCGAAACAGAAATAGGTCATCTTGTCGCCATTGTCATACACGGCTTTGTTATCCCTAGAACCACAGGCTTCACAAGACTCATGCCTAACGAAGACACCCTCTTGGGTATTTTCTTTATTCTTCATTTCTCCTCCGTAGAAAAATAAATGAGAGGACTACGCTTTCACGGATAGGTAGTTTTAGCCCGAACCTCTCTTAATTACTTAATAATCACCTTCTTCTTCAAAATCTAAATCTACATCTTCCTTCTTAGATTTATTAAATTCTGAACCAGACTCCAAGTCACCAAACTCTGAACCTGCAGGGTCTGATTTCTCGTAAGGTATAAGATTAGTAACAAGGACATTTTTAAGGCTCATAGACCTTCCTTTATTGCCCTTGAATTCCCAATCATAAGTGTCGAAGGAAATAGTCCCAATAGAACCATTACCTATAATAACACCCGTTAAAGGTTTAACAGTACCCTTCTCTGTCATAGAGAAAACACCGGGTGGCATTAAATCTTTACCTGCAGATGTTTTCGCATTTTGCTTAAATGTGACTTTGTACTGTCCAGTCTCATTACCGTCTGCATCCTCTACAGGTCGCAAAGTTCTAATGAAACCATCCTTCTTAAACTTCTCTGCTTCTTTCTTATCTACATAAGCTGTAACAGACCATTGAAGTTTCTCGAAGTTTTCTTGTGGATTACTGGGGTCTAAGAAACACCAGTTTAACTCCACATTCTCAACTAAATTAGCCATTGGTTTCCTCCTTCTTGTCTAATTCATCCTCAAAATTAGGTAAGTCCCACATCTCTCCGACATTGTGTCGTATCCAAAGTAGTCTACCCATCTCTAACATTACATTATCAGCGTTATAGCTATAGGAATCCCTATATGCTTCTCTGATAACAATCCAAGCATCTTGAATATCTTCATTATCCTCCAAAATCTTTTTGGCTTTTACAGGACCAATCTTAGGAACACCCTGTATATTATCAACTGGGTCACCTGCTAACATTTGGTATTGGAAATGTCTAATACCATCATAGTCAGTAACATAGCTTGATTCTTCTCTCTTGAAATCATACTTTGCACCCGGAATAGTCCATAAATCTTTATCTATGGTACAGATCACTGTGTTGTCTTTATCATTAGTCTGAGCAATAGCTAATGTATCATCAGCTTCCTCATTCTCAGACACCAACGCACCAAGTTCATCAGTTAAATAATCTCTAACCTTCTGGTAATAAAATGGTTTGTAGCCTTTCCTATTACCTTTATATGGTTTTGTGGTTGCAATCTCTTTTCTGAAATTGGTGTGTCCTGACAAATGTAGTTCATAATCATCAGCTTTTGTCTTCTTAACTAGACTCTTTATAAAGTCTGTTATAAATTCAACACATTCTGACCAAGGTTCAATAACAACCTTTCCAGAAACTATACTATATGGTGACTCCTCTGTTTCAGTAGCCTGTAACCTCCATAAAGTATTTATGTCTTCTAAACCACTTATGGCATGTCTCTTACTATCGTACTCTTTCATAACATCACCGTCTTTATCTATTACATTGTAATAATTAGTTTGGCAATGGTTTGCCGACCAATAAACAATAATGTCAGCATCTATTAAAGCTTTCATGTTTCCTCCTTTTAATATTATAGTATTCTTTTTAGAATTCTACCATGTCCTATGTCTTTCTCTGACGGATTCCCAACCATCGTATTCATCAATGTACCATTCAATATCATCAGGTACTTCAACTATCGCTAAGTTTGCATGTTGACCATTAGCCTTAGTACCTAATGTTTCAACCACTTCTACCAATTTAGGGTTATCTCTATCGTTATTAAAATCATATCCATAGCCGTCCCAAGGCATGTCTAACAAGTTATATGCCTCTTCTG